AGGTTGTAACCCACAGGATCACTTGTATACATTGATGAATAAAACGAAAACCTTCATGAAGGGATCAAAGGGTAAAAAACTTGGTGAAGGACAATATGGGAAAGTGTACCGTGGGAGTATTAATGAAGGGGGTAAAAGATATGTAGCTTACAAAGAAATCAAGACCCCCCAACTTACTAACAACGTGACACTCGCGGAGTTGCGTAAATCTCTCAAATCGAACCCAGCTAAAATGGAGTACACTATCGCTAAAAAATTACAAGGATTTGGTGTACCAGAAACATATTTGTATAAGGAGTGTCCAGGTAAACAGATTGTTTACACCGAAGTCATCGATGGTACAGATCTGCGTAAATGGTTGAAAACTAAGCCTACCCTAGATGCGATGAAATCTGTTATAGTCCAAACCATTTATAATTTGTACAGGATTCACAAAAAACATCCAAATTTTAGACATCATGATCTTCACGGTGAAAATGTTCTAGTGCGGAAGGTTCCCAAAAAGGATATTAAAATTATATTGAATAACAAATCGTACACAATTTCTAATGGTGGGGTCGAACCGGTGATGATTGATTTTGGATTCGCAGTTTTTCCTCATATCAAAAATCCCTTGATAAACGATAACAATTACAAAAATATAGGAATTTCTAGAAAGTCCCACAAGTTGTATGATGTACACTTTTTCTTGAAGGATATATTCCATCAAATAAATCAACCGTCCAATATGAGTGAGAGAAAAGTACACCAATTCATTCGTAAGTTGTTTCCCGATGAGTATATGAAAAACAATAGTCCCACATACCTCAAGAATGCCCGATTACGTGGGAATCGCAATGCTGCACACACTCTTTATTTACCAGGTTTTGAAAAGGTCTTAAAGTCTCCATTTTTCACCGGGGAGACTCAATTATCGAAAGCTATACCAAAACTCCCACCAACGACTGTACCACGGGTTGTTCTCGCCCCCGTACAGCCAAAGACACCAGTAAACAAAGCTGCGGCGTATGCACGTGCGGTTGCGGTGATGAAAACTGGTGTGGTACGCAAGAAAAGACCGGGTATTGCCAAATAATAATTAATATATGCGTAATATAATAATGATACTAGTCATCATCCTTCTCATCGCCAATATTTATCTTCTTCTACAACTGGGTAAACCAGTGGTCACTTCGAATGTAAAAGAAAAATGGATTGTTTACGGGACCATGGATTGTGGATGGACTCGTAAACAGTTAGAATACATGAAGAAATCTCGAAAGAATTTCGACTTTATTGACTGTACTGAAAATGAATGTACTGGTATGAATGGATTTCCAACTATACTTCACCCTGACGGTACAAAAACTGCGGGGTACACAGAAGTTTAACGGTCAAGACCAGAGATTACCCTGATGGCAATGGTAAGGATGAAGGCATCAAGCATGCTGTTGATAGGCTTGAGGATGGAGATGTGCTTCACGAGAGAAGTGTTCCACACAACACGAAGAATGAAGGTGCTGATGAGAATAGACAACACGAAGATCAGAAGCTGTTTGAGAGCATCCATCTTATTTTCAGATTTGATAAGATTGGTGAACATTTATTACATACTGATATTTTTTTCTAGGTAGACTGTATATGTCTAAGGCTAAAGAAAAGTTACTTCCGTTAAGTGGATCTGAGAATAAATTTACAAATCGTAGATGGTCTTCGAATAAAGGTATACCCAATAACAACTGTTACGCATATGCGGTGGGTGATTACGAAGCTTATCGATGGCAAAAATCCATACCAGGTGATCGGTCTGGGTTATCAAATTCTAAACATACATACACATCGTGCACTGGTCTCCCCAATCGCGTTATTTCAGATAACCCAAAAAATGTTTACAAGATTGATGGTGACAAGAAATGTAAGAAAGGATACTTCAAAATCATGATGTTTGTTTCGTCTGGGAGACCTGGTAGTTATATGCGACAGGGTGATTTCCATTTTTACAAGCAGCATGGGGTCATCGAATATAAAATTAAACCAGGTGATACAGTCAAGTCTATCGCCAGCTTTTTCAAGATTCCTGAATATAGGGTAAAAAAAGGTGGTCGTTTTGAAGTTGGGAAGAGGATAACTTTTAATGCTAATGTATTTAGTCATAAACGTGGATGGGCTACGGGACCTCTTCTTGGGGATGCTAATGGTAAGGCTATAAAAGATCCTCGTACTGCTTCAAGGAAGTATAAAGAGCTAAATTATGATAAGTATTGTAGTTCATTCTGCGTCAAGGATAGCGGAATCAAAGTCGGCAAGGGTTACCCCAAGATCTGATAAAATACTGTTTAGATCAATTGTATTTTCAGCTTCAAACGATATATCAAATAAATCAAGTACATCTAATATAGATTCTTCATTCAATGAAACTACATTAGACATTTGTGTATAATTATTATGAATCGTAACTGCTACTTTAAACTGAGAAACGTCAAAAACCCGTCTACAGGTTGGGCATGTGTTCTTACCTTGGGATTTCCACTTCTCTAGACAGTGGGTATGAAATATATGTCCACAACGAATCGGGGGGTTGGTCCTTGTCGACCTGACTTCATTTAGACATATAGAACACGTGGACATTCTAGAGTATGGTTTTAAAGTTTTTTTCGTGATTTAGCTCAGTTAGTATATATCCGAGGCATTAACTAAGGGCTTGTCACATGAATTACATTTTGTGGTACCTTGTTCGTCTTGAATTTGTGACATGAGTTCGGGACCCTGCTTCTGGAGAAGTTGTCTATAAGAATAATTATCTTCGAAAGTGATATTATTTTTCTTCATTACATAGTTGTTCAATAGTTGGGCTGATGTATTAATCGTGAAACACCGCCCATCGGCCATACCAAGTCGTTGCGACATTTTAATTACTATAAAGTTAGAAATTAATTTGTCTATTCGTAACTGTCTTTACCCAAGAACTAAACCCATTATTTTTTAAATGTCTGACGAATGGGTCACATCTGTATCCAAGAAATATATCGAACACATCTGTGTCTTCTGTACGGGAAACCCGAATATCAGGATTCTCATTGATATGTTGGTTAATAATATTATAAGCGAAAGCAATCTCCTTGAGTGTTTCTGCACCAGTGATGATAATCTTACCGGTACTGAAAATACTACATGTAATCTCCTTCATTTCATGGGATGGTTTGAACTTAATTTTTACTGCTGAGTATCTATCTGGTTCAAAAGAAACTTTGAATATATCATTATATGATTCAAACCAATCCGAAACTTTTATCAAATTTACATTGTAATTGAGACTGAAATTCGAATTAATCATTACAACTCTAAAAGAGTCTGTAGGTAGTTTGATCTCCATATTAAGAAATTCCTTGAAAATATGGACAAGTTGGGTGATGATACGCTTACAGTCAAATAAGTCACAACATCCTGCGACTTGAATACTTCCATTGGGGAAAACTTTAACTGACTTGGTACTATAAGAATCATGATATGTTAGTGTAACCTGGTTGTAAAATGTAGTGGGTTTAAGTTTCCATACAAAACCTTCAGTTGTAGTACCATTCCGTTTCATCTTGTATGTTCCAATGTCCTCGAAAATTGCCCGAAGACGTTTAATATCAATGGTCTGTGTAAAACTTGATATCATCGTAATAGTAGTGATCTTGATCCACGACGGTCGTAACTCGTCTGGGAGAGCATTTCTAAACTCATCAATTGTGAGGAGATAGGAAAAGGAATTGTTCGCTATAGTGGAGTACATTTAGACATAAACGTATTGTAATCGTTGTATAACTTAGGTGTTTAAAGAATATATTCTTTATGTCAATATATGACTTCGTTCTTTAAATATGCAAAAGTTGTAAATGACGTTGAATCTGAGCTCACTTACGTGGAAATTGTGTATGAATCGTATATTCGCGGAAAAGGGTTTCGAACGTTTACAGACTACATGAATACGGAACCTCTCGCAGATTGGGAAGTATTTGAATCAAAAAAGAAATCCATTCCATATATCAAATTCTTGGACATAATGGTTGACAAAACCATTGAAGTGAGACAACGTATGGCTGAAATTATGCTTGATACTCTCCTGTATGAAAAGCATGATATCAATACCTATATTCGTATCGCACATGCAACTAAAATTTTAGATCCCAGCTTCCAGCCACCCATTATTAATATGAAAAGTGCTTGGCAGAGAGAGTTTATCATTAAATTTTGTAAAAAACACGTTCCTCATTCTATTGAAGAATGTATAAAGTTAGATCGTTTGGAATATTTCTTCAACGTCTTGTGTATGATAGAACAAGGGTTATAAACATGGCGATCAAGAATATACCGAAATATGGTACCCGCCCCTGATCGGCGACTCCAACTTTCACATTAGTAGACGCATCACATTCAACTCCAGTATCTATATTTCTTCGGGGATGAATAGTACCAAATACATTGGTTGGTTTACTTTGTGTCTCACATGACCCGAAGCTACAATACACACTCTCACTGGTCTCGAACATATTTTTACTTATAGTTGTATTTGAAAAATTATCAAATCCCCCACTCTGTCGCACACTTCCTGGAAGAGAAAAATCGTGTTTGACAAATGGGTTCACATCATTTATAGCATCCTCATCATTGAGCATAAACTTGCTCATTGCTGTTACTACTACTTCAGATTATATTTTTTGTCACGCATTTTGAATCGATGTACTTCCCACATTTCATCTAGATCTACATTTAACATATGTGCTATTTGAAATAGATAACTAAACACGTCACCCATTTCCATCATCACATCTGTACCCCGATCTTTCTTCAAATTTGTTTTCTTATACATTTTCTTATACTGTCGAATGGCTGACGCGAGTTCACCCACTTCTTCAGATAGGAGTAACCATACAGTATCTATGGGTGCTCTATCCCAACCTTTTGATCGACAAACCTTCTCGGTCTCCGTTTTGTAATAATTAAGACTCATCCTTACTCTGTTTATCATCTGTAACTTTAATATAGTTACTTTAGAATCCAATTTTGTCATTGTATGGTATCTTTTTACCAACTGTACTCGTGTTTAGTGGTTGGTCGAGTGGGGCGCTTATGGTGTCAATTTCACTGACATATGCTATGTATTGGGACACACCTGTTTGAATTTGTGACAGGGCGGTATCTATCACACGGGAATTCATGAACTTGACCTGTTTATTCACTTGAGTGTGGTGATCACCCGAATTGTTTATGAATACGACTCGCATGATACCGTATAAGTCATCTCGATTTTGGTAATCAATTGATATCCCAGTACGATCCTTGAACGCCTGACGAATTCCACGCTGAAGAATATTTTTGTTAAATTCGGAAAAGTAGAGCGCATTCAATGGCGTCTCACATTGCATCATAGAATTCAGATGAAGATTACTCATTTAATATACGCCTCGAAAAAAATTGTGTGACAATAGTAAATGATGAACTATTCGGATTTTGATAAAGCTTATGCCAATGGCCCAAACTCCGTCGGTACAATCCCATGTAATGCCCCAACGTGCTTTATTGGTTCTTACCCCCCAGTAGCTAAGGCTGGTGAAGATGGTCCTTTCTTTGTGAACACTTACCTTCTTCAACCCGATCGTCGAATGGAAACACTTGGGACTGCGACTGTTAGAAGTGCTGACTTGAAACAATAATAAGTAGGTTAAAAATAAAAGTGGAAGTGTAAATATATGAGGGTCATTAAACGCTCAGGTCGTATTGAGGAAATGAAATTCGATAACGTCACCAATAGGATCAAGAATTTAACGTATGGACTCTCTGAAAAATGTGACTCTTCCAAAGTTGCGCAACAAGTATTTTCTTCTATGTACGATAACATTACCGCACAGGAAATTGACACCCTCTCCGCTGAAATTTGTGTAGGTATGATTACATCAGAACCAGATTATGAAATTTTAGCGACCCGTATCATCGCGAGTAATATTCAGAAAGTATGCCCCAATAATTTCCACCTCGCTATGCGAAAACTTCAGAGGGTTGGTGTAGTCACAGATGAAGTTGTCGAAGTCGCACAGCAATTGAAGGAGAATATCAAGACAGATCGAGATTTCGAATTTGGGTATTTTGGTCTGAAAACACTCGAAAAAAGTTATCTTCAACGAGTTGATGGTAAACTCATCGAGACACCACAATACATGTTTATGCGTGTAGCCATTGGTATTCATGGAAAGGATATTCCCGCTGTGCTGGAGACATACGATAAAATGTCACAAGGGTTTTTCATTCATGCGACCCCCACACTCTTCAACGCTGGTACACCCCGTCCTCAGATGTCATCATGTTTCCTCATCGCAGGGAAAGATGATTCGATTGACGGTATTTACGGAACTCTAACTGAATGTGCCCAAATTAGTAAATGGGCGGGTGGTATCGGTATGCATATTCACAACATTCGTGGTAACAAATCAAAAATTAGGGGTACAAATGGACAATCTGATGGTATTATCCCAATGCTTCGTGTTTTCAATGCGACTGCTAGGTATGTTAACCAGGCTGGTCGTCGTAAGGGGTCTATTGCTGTTTACATAGAACCATGGCATGCGGACATCATGGATTTCCTTGAACTTCGTCTGAACCAAGGTGACGAAGAAGCTCGGTGCCGTGATCTCTTCTCCGCCATGTGGATTCCCGATCTCTTCATGAAAAGGGTTGAAGAGGGTGGTAATTGGTCTCTCTTTTGTCCAGACACAGCGAAGGGTCTTTCCGATGTATATGGTAAGGAATTTGACGAATTGTACACCAAGTATGAGGAAGAAGGTCTCGCCCATACAACCATCCCTGCTGCTGATGTATGGAAGGCAATTCTCAGATCTCAGACGGAGACTGGAACACCTTACATGCTTTACAAAGATGCGTGCAACTCGAAGAGTAACCAAAAGAATCTTGGTGTCATCAAGAGTTCTAACCTGTGTACCGAGATTATCGAATACACTAATAAGGATGAGACTGCTGTTTGTAACTTGGGATCTATCGCCCTCCCCAAGTACGTGAACAAAGAGACCAAGACTTTCGATTATGAAAAGCTTCATGAAGTGACCAAGATTGTCACCAAGAACTTGAACCGTGTAATTGATCGTAACTTCTATCCAGTGGAGACTGCCAGGCGATCGAATATGAAACATAGACCCATTGGTCTCGGTGTTCAGGGTCTCGCAGATGTATTCATCCTTTGTGGTCTCCCTTTTGACTGTGAAGAGTCACGTCTCATGAATGCGCATATTTTTGAGACTATGTATCACGCATCATTAGAGGCTTCCTCTGAACTGGCTGAAGTGGATGGTTCATATGAAAGTTTTGAAGGGTCTCCCACGTCACAAGGTATCCTCCAACCGGATATGTGGGAGGGTGAGACCAAGTTTAGTGGTCGCTACGACTGGGACGCAATGCGCGAACGCGTAAAGACGAAGGGGCTCAGGAACAGTCTTTTGATGGCACCTATGCCTACCGCATCCACTGCTCAGATTTTGGGTAATAACGAATGCTTCGAACCATATACTACTAATATTTACCTACGAAGAACCATCGCTGGTGAATTTGTTGTGGTGAACAACCATCTCGTCAATGACCTAAAAAAACGGGGACTTTGGTCAAAAGAAATGAAAGATCTGATGGTGAAGGCTGGTGGGTCAATTCAAAATATTGTCGATATTCCAGATGATATTAAATCATTATACAAAACCGTATGGGAAATTAGTCAAAAATGTATTATTGATATGGCAGCGGATCGTGGTCATTTTATTGATCAGTCACAATCCATGAATCTATTCATGGAAAGTCCGACCATGTCAAAACTATCATCAATGCATATGTATGCGTGGAAATCTGGACTCAAAACTGGTATGTATTATCTTCGATCTAAAGCAAAGGCTCGACCAATCCAGTTTAGCTTAGAACCAGAGTGTGTGGCGTGTTCGGCTTAAAGTTTACATGACTTATATACTCAGAAAGTCATGGATAAGAATAGTGAAAATATTCAATTAAATGAATATAATAACAGAAAAATTGTCGTTAGTACAAAACAAGGAACCCCATTTCGTATGCAGTTCCCTAGGATGTACATGCCTTTCGGTGTTTCAGGTTTTACACCTGAAGTTGGACAAACTAAATATAATATTGACTTCGCTATCAAGGGATATGAGGAAGATGACAGTTATATGAAAAAATACTACGATTCTATTCGTAAAATTGAAGATATGGTAATCGATTCAGTAACTGAACAGAGTGAACGTATTTTCGGTAAAAAAATGACACGAGCTGAACTAGTGCCAATGTTCAATTCTAATATCAAAATCTCTAATGATCGAGAGCCCAAATTTAGGGTTAAGGTGGACACTGATATGGAGGATAATATCAAAGCACCAATTTACAATTCTGATAAAATCGTTATCAAAGATGAAGTTTCAAACGGTCTCTATGCAAGGAATTCTGGACATGCTATTGTTGAACTCAATAGCGTATATTTCTTGAACAGGATGTTTGGTTGTACTTGGAAATTATATCAACTCGTCGTATACGAGCCTCAAAATCTTAAAGGATTTCAATTTATTGTTTAAATGATTTATCGAAGCATAGGAAGACGCTGACCCCGAGCATTCATCCTGAAGTTTCCACCTTTTGGACCCACCATCACGGGTGCACCACCCTGAACACCTACTGCCATAGCACCCATCCGCTTGGCAGCATTGGCCTGCGCGGAGTTCAACTTGGATGTACCAAATTTAATCGCATTTTGGGTCATTTGTTGACCTTTAGCCTTCGCAGCCGCCTTCATCTCACCGACGGCGTTCTTGGCCATATTTTTCGCAACATTTTTTGCTTGTTGTGCAGCGGCCTTCGCGGCCATTTTTGCCATAGCAGCAAAACCCATAGTAATATATTAGTTACCTATATTTTATTTACCA